TGTTAAGTCAATCCATTCTTCACCAAGAATAGGAAAGTTATCAATAAGATCGACACCATCATTGAAATAGAAAACAGCAGTATAAGTCGAGTTGTATATTGACTCTTCAATATCAAAACCAGACAGATATGGATAGATATTCATATCTTTTGATCCGTCAAAGGAGGTCATTATAATTTGCTCTCCCTCAATCCGGACGTGACCTTCGTCATTCTGCGACATTGTTTTTTATCCTTCGTTCATAATTTTATCAAGTTGAGTACTAAACATCCTCTTATACAGAGATGATATTAGGTATATAGATCGTTTCGATTCATTCAATTCATTTTCATAATCATAAAAGGAAAGTCGGCTGAAATATACCTGTTCGTTAGAAGGTATGACATCGGTTATTTTATTATAAGAATCGTAATTCACGGTTGCTGTTGCTGCGCTCTCATCGCCTATTATATTGTAATTGGTGTTTGTTTCGAAAGTACCGTTCACATGTTGTATTGTGATTGATGTTGTGTTCGCCCATGTTACTTCCGCTGTGGCGTTCGTGTTTGAACTAAGACTAATCACTTCACCGACCTGAAAATTGCCAGTCGATGGTGATGTGAAGTCGAGATTAACAATCATATTTGTTGATGCAGTGAAGTCTTCATTAGAACGAGTGTATGATATTATTCTATTATTAACACCGTATACAGGTTCCCAATATTTCTTACGATCACCCGTCAAAGCTTCATATGCCGATGATGACAATGTTGAAACATCAGATTCATAGTTGTTTACATATGATTTTGTTTTTCTCAATGCGCGTCTTTTCGACTGATATTTTTTGACAATAAAATCCTCAAACAATTCTTCTTTTATAACAATGTCATAATAGGGGTCGATTACATCGTTTGTCAGGTAGATAAGCCAGTCCATATCAATATCATCGTAGTAGTCGTGCGCTATGTGTTCAATCTTTTCGCCATCGCTCATTGTGTACGCATAAAATTCAGTCAACAACGACCTAATGTCAGTTCTAATATCTACTCTACGCAGTAAGTTCTTTACAAGCGTACCATCGTATTCGATGGTGGGAAACTTTCTAAAGTATTCTGAATTCTGTGCCATTATGGTGCTCCTGCATCTGAACCAGTGGTGTTGCCGCCGTCACCAGAAGATTGATCAGTACTTTCAGATTGAGTGCCGCTACCACCGCCTTGTTCTCCACCAGTCTGTATAGTAATTTCTTGAAACTCCATAGTCAATTCTATAGCAACGGGAGCGCCGTCAACAAAAAATGCAGAACCGCCCTCAGGTGTGAAGTTTATCATTAAATTCTTAACCATTGTCATGTTAAAAGTGCCCATGACACCCTTTTCATCACCTATGATTTTCGGTTGTATCATGTACGGATATTTTAATAGACTACCATCTGTTTGTGGAAGAACCAATCTTTTGATTAAATCAAGAATTTTTTTGATTGTATTCGATTCAGATTCACTTCTAGGTACAAATTTCCAAACCCATGACCATTGACGTAAATCCATACCTTTGAAAAACACACTAGCATGAGGGTTTGGTACAGCGCCCATGAATTGCGTAAGTATACCAGAAGCAGACCCGCTATCAGCACCTGCAAGACCTGAGATTCCTACCGTATCAAGTACATCAACGCCCATCATCATTCCTCGCAGGCCTGCGTTTTTAAGCAAGTCGCCAGTATTGTTTATAAACTCTTCTCCACTTGGCATCTTACCGGTCTTCAGAGCGTTCGCTAATCCTACGCCAGCGTTCTGAGTCTGATTTACAATATCACCATAAAAACCAGTATCTTTCTGATCAAGTCTTATACTATAATTTTGCGTGAAGTTTTGTGGCATAGGAAATTGAATTTTGACCCCAGGCTCAGTAGTACCTTCAGCCATAGGATTTGGTCTATAATAAGAATAGAACTGAAGTTCAATATACGAAGGAGCATTTTTCGCCAGATCCGGGGGAAACATTGTTCCTGTATAATTCAAGTCTGAAATGCCGACAATTCTTTCTTTAGTACTTTTCATTTTCGTATAAGGATTGTCTTTAGCTCTTGGTTTTGGTCTTGAACCATAACTTAATTGATCTACAAGATTTTCTTTCTTCTTACCGAATTTTTCTGGATTAGTTAATCCGTTTATCATAAGATCAGAAGTGTTTTTAATTGTCACACCAGCATTTAAAAGACTAGCACCTAATGTTGCAGCCGCTTGTCTTTGATTTTTCATTTTTGTATTTTGTTGTCTCAGAGAAAAATCAATTGCGCTACTCACACTCTGTGGATTGTAGTAAGTTCCATTAATAACAGATAACTGAGCAATTTCTTGATTTGTCAAATCAGTTTTGAACTTCGTTATGTGTGCGCCGTTATTTTTGATTGAATTGTCTGGCGATGCCATGCGTTTACCTTTTATAAATAGATTTATGAAAACATACAAAGGTCAATTTCGACCACAAAATCCTAATAAATATCGTGGCGACTCTACTAATATTATTTATAGAAGTCGTTGGGAACTGTATTTCATGTCTTACCTTGACAAGCATCCCGATATATTACAATGGAACAGTGAAGAAATAATTGTGCCTTATCGTTCTCCCATTGATGGTAAAGTTCACAGATATTTTCCTGATTTCTGGGTTAAATCTATTGATCGCGAAGGTAAAAAATCTGTGTCGTTGATAGAGATCAAGCCCTATAATCAAACAAAAGAACCTGTACCAAAAAAGAAACTAACCAAGTCCTATTTATACGAAGTAAAGACATGGGGAGTCAATACTGCAAAATGGAAGGCAGCAGAGAGTTTCTGTAAAGATAGAGGCTGGAAATTTATGATCATGACAGAGAACGAATTAGGATTAAAGTTCTAAACTATTTATATAAATAAACCATATTTAAATAGGCATTTTCAAAAAATGACTAAAAGAACAATCGAATTCGAAGATAAAACGATCCGTACATGGGTGTTTCTCGTTGGTGCGGTCTTCAGTGCATGGATGTTTATTGATGCAATGTATATTGACGATAATGAATTGGCTCTTGATCAATCACCACAGAATAGACAAGTGGAATCGGTCGAAGAGGATTTCCGTACACGCATTTTAATGAGTGAATCAACGCGATATGCACAAGTGGCAAAATACTACAGAGATGAAATGAAAGCACGAGAATTATCGGTCGCTGAACAAGCTCGTTTAGATTTAGTAGAAAGAGAACAATGCCGCATACGAAATGAATTAGTTCAGAGTAATGCGGAGACATGTAACTAAATGACAACATATATCTTTCAAAAAATTGCTAAAGAAGGCAAAATTGCTGGTATTACTCCTGGTACTGAAGAGGCACGCGATTGGTTTCGTGATAGAGCATCGGAAGTAAGTGATGTCAACCCGAAACAAATCATTCGACACACTGAAGCAAGGCCGAATCTCTATAGTAAAATAACACAACTTGATGTTGGGCGTATGTATATGTTTCAGTACGATCCGAAACATAAAGAGACATTGCCTTACTACGATATATTTCCTTTGATCTTTGTGATGGAGAGATACAAAGACGGTTTTCTAGGTATGAATATGCATTATTTACCTCCTTTATTCCGTGCGAGATTGATGGATCGATTATACACAATCGAAAGAAGTGATAATATGCGAGAGTCGAAAAAATTAAGATCATCGTATGCATTGTTAAACAGCGCAGCTAAGTTTAAGTATTTTAAACCAACGGTAAAAAGATATTTAACAACAAATTTGCGTTCACGCTTGTTGTGGATACCCGAAGAACAATGGGACATAGCATTGTTTTTACCAACAGAAAGATTCCGTAAACAGAAAAAGAATTCAGTCTGGAGAGAATCTAGACAAATGATCAGGAGAGGATAGTGGGACTTTCAATAGAAGATTTTAAAGGCAAAATAAGCAAAGGCAATTACCATAAGCCGTGGGCGTATGAGGTCTTTATCACAAATCCAGGTGCCGCGTATAGATCATCAGATAGAACAGCCGATGGACCATATGATTTAAGATTCAGAACCGAACAGGTTTCATTACCCGGTGCTTCTTTTATGTCGGTAGACAATCATAAACCTTACGGCACAGGTAAAATTTATAATATTCCCTACGTTTTTAATCCACAAGAAATATCAATGACACATGTTATAGACGATAATGTAGAGATGTTAAAAGCGTTATTCAGATGGATGGACAATATAGCAGACTTGACCGGTGTCGTTAATACATCAGGATCAAAAGCAAAACCAGGCGGCGCTTATTACTTTGATGACTATAAATGTCAAATGTCTATCTATATAAAAAATCCTGCAACGCTCGAGACCGTACAGACGGTAAAACTAGTAGATGTTTATCCAATTTCACTTGACCAAACACAACTTGGTTGGGGAACAAACGATGAAAGAACTAAGATAAATGTATCCTATAGATATGTAAACTGGACAATGTATTAATTAATGGAGTTAAATTATGACTTTACCGAAGCTTGATGTAGTGACATATGAAATGACACAACCTTCAACAGAAAAAAAGATTCTATACAGGCCATTTAAAGTCAAAGAAGAAAAAATTCTACTGATGGCAAAAGAATCTGGTGATAAAATCGATATTGTAAACGCAGTTAAACAAGTTGTGTCGAATTGCATTTTAAGCGAAGGTTTTGATGTTAACAAAATACCTCTATTTGATTTGGAATATTTTTTCATTAAACTTCGTTCTGCTTCGGTAGGAAATATCTGTAGATTTAATATCAAAGATAAAGATGATGGAATTAAGTATGAGATCGAAGTGAATTTAGATAAAGTTGAAGTTGAGTTTCCAGAAAATGTTGATAAAAAAATTCTCATCACTGAAGACATTGGTGTCGTGATGAAATATCCTGATGCCTCATTGTCAGATAAATTGATGGGCATTAAATCGTCTACAGACTTACTGTATAACATGGTTGAAAATTGTGTTGATTATGTGTTCACGAAAGACGATACCTTTCCTTGGATGGACTCAACACCAGAAGAGAGAGAAGAGTTTTTGGACAGTCTCTCAGGAAAAGAATACGTTAAGATGACAGAGTTTTTCTCCGCAGTGCCTAAGATTAATCACATCGTTACCTACAACAACAGTGAAGGTAAAGAAAAGAAAGTGATTTTCAGGAGTCTTGACGATTTTTTCGACTTGGGCTGAGTCACTTAGACCTCT